TCCGCACAAACAACTCTAAACTTATCATCGGGATCAGCGTTACTGGGATCACCAAGAGCAACAATACGATGTTCAGTATTTACTTCAGCAGCAGTAATGTTGTTAAGAGCATCAGATCCAGCCAATGTGACGTAATCTCCAACTACTGCACCATGCGAAGTTGCGGTCACTGTTATAACAGCAGTGTCATTAACGGTCGCTATCGGATCGGTTCCTAGAGTAGCTGTAGTACGTATAGGGGTAATATCGTAATAGTTGTCTCCAAGATTTACATACAGCTTCAGGTTCGTCCCAACCCCAACATACTTATCGCCGGAATCAGTAACCCAGTCGTGAAGCTTTCTGGCAGTTCCTAAATAAGTCGCCAAAACATACTTGATCCAACCACCGATTTTTTCAGCAAATCCCTTACGAAATCGCACCTTATCAGAATCGTACCAAGTACCCTGCGCGGAGTACCTAGTACCATCCGTAAAAAGTCCAGCCTTGGGTGCGATTTTAGTAAAGGGCATAGTTGCTATTCCCTAATAATACCGTTGTCCCTCTTAACCGTTAGGCAACGCTTCTTCGGATCATCATTATCTAGATCGCCCCCGATAATCTCATCCCCAGCACACATCCCTATGCCTGTGAGAAAGGCTTCCCACTTAGACTGAGCCTCAATATGTATATTACGAGATTGATTCACAGCCTGAAGCAAGATTTTGGCTAAATCAGCCTGCTCTAAAGAAAAATAAATATCTTTAGTGGATAGGCCATTCGGCTTATTCTCTGTCGGCACATCTTTAGAAATGTCCTTAATTTCCCCGCTTTCTAACATCAGTGACCCTTTCTTTGAGATTTTCTGTTTCCGTTTCAACTGCCGCGAGGCGTTCCCCATGTAAATCCACCTTGTTATCTAACCTATTGACGATTTTCTCAATCTGAATCATCGACTGCTTCATACCATTCATACCAACTTTAACTCCTCCCCAAGCGGCACCAGCAGCAAGTGGTGCGGCCAGAAGAGAAATAAGCGTAGAAATATCAGCCTCCATTTTCGTCAAGCTCTCTGCGGATTTCGTTCAACTCCATATTTATAAAATCTAATCTCATATTTTGCTCCGCATCATCCGGTAAACTGCCCAACTCACCACGCGGCCAAAGAACACGAAATTCGCTATTTGCTTCAATCTGGACATTAGAGAGTTCCGCGTCTCGTTCCAACACACTAAGTCTTTCACCAACTCTGTAATATCCAGTCACAGCAACGGCTGTGGCAGCAATCAAGGCGATCAAGTTACGCACAGGTATCGTAACCTCACTGCCATCATTTAGCCGAGCTGGCATTACTTTATGCCTCGGAAGGAGTTACCGGGGAAGGAGTTACCGGGGAAGGAGTTACCGGGGGTGGTTCAGAAGGCTTCAGGGGCTCGACAATGACACGACCATCATCGTCGGTCCATCCAGTTTCCATAATATGTTGATCGCACCGTTCGGCCACGACCATCCAACTTACGGTATCATCGGATGTGACATCATTACATTCAATCGTAAGAGTACTTCCTTCGACTGAACCCCTGACTACCAACCAACCGCTATCGTTCTGTACCCAGCATTGTGGATCACGGCACAAAAGCTCCCAAGTACCTTGGGTCATGCCAGCGGCCTCATCCAAATCCACCGTCGCGGATCCATTAACAAGTGCAATCCTACCACGATACCAGAGGTCTGCCCTTGGCCCCTCATGGAAACTGTGAACGAGATGGTGGGTGTCTTTTTTATTCGGTAGCGGATGGTCAATTTTGAATGATCCACTCGCCTTGGACACAGACCCCTCAAACGTGGCCGCCTGAGTGAAAATAGTCTCGTCCACCATGACATCTATCTGTCTGACGCCATTGCATACAATTTCGACTTTATTGTCGTCATACTCTACGATATAAGTATGGGTGCCTCCATCTAGGTAGACCTTCTTGGTCGCGTTAAGCGTAACATTGCCAGTGGTACTGATCGGTCCACCGAACACGGCCCCCTGAGTGAAGATCGTCTCGTCCACCATAATGTTTATCTGGCGCACACCATTCGCTACAATCTCTAGCTTATTCGGGTCATACTCTGCGATATAGGTATCGTCCCCTCCGTCGAGGTAGATCTTCTTGGTCGCCGCCAACGTGACATCACTACCGAGAGTAACATCTTGGCTCGCATCTATTGAAATCGCTGGTGTCGTACCAACCGTCGAGCCAAGACCGATAACCAAATCATCGGCTGAATCATCCAGACCGATATAGTAATCTTGTGCATTACCGTTATAAACCAACTTGGTATCTTCAGCAGTACCATCTCCTATGGTTACCGCTGCCGCAGGAAACACGACTGCCTGATTTTCGTCAATCGTGACGGCAGGAGTCGTTCCCACAGTAGACCCTAGACCAATTACCAGATCGTCGGCGGAATCATCCAATCCGATGTAGTAATCCTGTGCATTGCCATTATAGACAAGCTTCGTGTCTTCGGCGGTTCCATCGCCCACGGTCACGAACGCGGCAGGGAATACCACCGCTTGGTTCTCGTCAATGGTCACGGCAGGAGTAGTTCCCACGGTAGATCCAAGGCCGATAACCAGATCGTCCACAGAATCATCCAACCCGATATAGAAATCCTGTGCGTTGCCATCAAACACAATCGCCGTGTCAGTAGCGGCTGCGTCACCGATTATCACCGTATCGTCTGTAATAGTTAGGATGTTGTTCGTCCCAACGGTCGATCCTTCTCCAATGACCAGCTTATCCGCGCTGTCATCCAGCCCGATATAGAAATCCTTGGCATTACCGTCAAACACTACCGACGTATCGACAGCCGCTCCATCACCAACAACAACGGTATCATCAGTGATAGTAAGAATGCTGTTAGTTCCAACAGTCGATCCTTCTCCGATGACAAGTTTGTCGGCACTGTCATCCAAGCCCACATAAAAGTCTTTGGCATTACCATCGAATAACAGCTTCGTATCTTCCGCCGCAGCATCACCAATAGTCAAAGCGGGACCAGCAACTTGGAAGCTGTCGGTTACTACTAGATCGGTCAGTGCATCAACAGCTACTGCACCACCTCCCCCACCATCGGTATAAACAACCAAGACCTTACTATTCGCAATTGTGACAGTACCACCCGAACCCTGTTGTACGGTAATGGAGTAGGGACCAGATGAACCGGAATCGGTGGTAGCATTCTCAATAATCCAAACTTTTTTTACTGTATTTGGAGCGAGAGTAATCGCACAAGTAGAATCCAACGCACCTGTAATCTTGAGATAGAGAGCGCGTACACCATCAGAAGCACCATCAGCCATGGTTATCGTCTGCGTGTCAGCGTTTGTCGTCAACGCCTCCGTGCCATAGCCGAGAGCTTCACCGATAAGCTCAAGATTCGTATTCGTAGAAGTACCCCAAGTACCCGTCTCCTCACCTGTAACAATTTCCTTCAATCTCAAATTATTGACGTATGTTGCCATGCCCAACTCCTAGTTTATAACAGCCTTCCAATCAGGCGTTTGCGAATCGGATACCTCAGACCAGCCCGGTGTCTGTGAATCATCTACAGCAGCCCAATCGGGTGTCTGTGAATCCGACACCTCCGACCATCCCGGCGTCTGTGAATCATCTATCGCTCCCCAATCTGGCGTCTGAGAATCATCTATGATGCTCCATATATTAACTCCAGTTATTCCCGTAGTTCCTACCACGCCCGTTACGTCGATATTCTGACTGACGCTCGTCGTAACGCTTCCTACCGCACTCGTTCCTACCAGCCCCGTAACAGTGACACTTCCATCTCCTGTCACCGTTACCGAACCCACACCGCCTGTCGCCGCGATTCCGGTAGCCGCTATCGAAACGTCAATCGCTACCGATACCGAACCCAGCGCACTTGTTCCAGCCAATCCTGTTACGGAAACATTTCCATCACCTGTTACCGTTACAGAACCAACCGCAGCCGTTCCAGCACTGCCCGTCGCCGTAACACTAGACGTACCCGTTACGGTGACGCTCCCTACTGACCCCGTTGCCGACACTCCCGTGGCGGAAATGCTGGCCGTTCCGGTTGCCGTGACCGATCCTACTGATCCGGTAGCCGCCAATCCCGTTTCGGTAACATTAGCATCGCCCGTTACCGTAACGCTTCCAACACCACCAGTTGCCGCTATGCCCGTTACTTCAACGGGTATCGGCTCACCCCAAGTACCGGAGCCCCAAGTAGATCGGCCCCAGCCAGTTACATCAGCCATTACGCTATACGAATAATCGCGTTACTCGAATCTGCCGCAGGAAAGGCGATAGTAAACGTACCAGCGGTGGCAGTTTTGTCTGCACCGAAATCCAGAACAAGAACAGACGTATCACCACTGGTATCTTCGTTAAAGATCAAGGCCCCTCTAGCAGTAAATGTCGCCGTAGACCACGAAGTATCAGCGAAATCCGTAAGGGCAGTCGTTCCGCTACTGGAAGGGTCTATCCGCGTAAGCGAATTGCCTTTCGCAGTGTAATTCGTACCACTGATTTCGTTGCTTGTGGAATATGCTGTGGTAGACGCGCTCATGGTCGCACTACTCGTATAAAGTGCGATTTTGAATGTGTCTCCACCGGAAAGAAGGAAATTATGCTTCGCCTCCAGCAATTCCTTCTTGAAGCTCGTACACATCGCCTGAGTAATAGCCATTACAACTTCTCCACAGAGTTGGCTAAATCATGTTGGTCCGCTAACCGCAATAACGTGACCACCTTGGAACGATCTTCCTTGATCGCCTCTTTGATATAAAAATTAATGGTATTATACACCTGACCCTTAAATACTCGCGCTTGCTCCGCAATAGCAGGAAGTGCGCTTTCTCCTATACTGATAATCCGATCAGTAGCACGTTGCGCCCAATGTTCGGGTGGTAAATGACAATTGTTCGTAGTAGTTACTGTCACATTTCCAATATCCCCGTTGATCATTGAGTTTCTGCCATCTGCGGCGATATCCTTATCGTGCCATCCCTATATTCATCACCAGTCATTCGTCCCTCAGCCTGTAGCTTCAAAAGTCCCAACGCTTCCTGGTATCTCTGTTGGTATAGCTGCATCATATCCGCATCACCTTTCATATAGGTATATGCTTCTACTAAACAGCCATAGAGCAGGACCGTATCGGCGTTGGTTCCCAACCACGAAGGACTCGTATCAACAATTGAAGCTGGTTGATAGTAGTAATGAAGCTCCGTGGTAAAATCAGCATTAGGTGTAGGGCCAATAATAAATGTGTCGCTGGCAAAAATACCGTAGTATTTGGGAACTCCTTCTGTAGATACATTGGGATACGTCGATCTGATGAAGTTCGCATCCTTGTTCAATAAAAATATTTGGTTACTAGAACTTGTAATTGCTAACGAGAATGGAAACAAAAAGTCGGTGGGCATCCCCAGGTACTGATTACCATCGGTGATCGTGCCAGCAACGTTCTTACGGTTCACAGGCAGATTAACCGAACGATAAATACGCTGTTCAGCCTGCTTGATGAACGTATCAATAGCGTTCACGAAATTCGTTTCCGTATTATCGCAATAATCCTTGATAGCTGCGGTCAATTCGGCGTAGGTCATATAGTCACCTCCACGATACCTACCTTACCATGCGCCACAAGATTACCCGAAGTATCTGCGTTACCACCTCCCACGGGATCAAACGCCGAAAGCTTTCGGCTATTATCCTGAGATAAATCGGGACGTGGATCTCTAATGGCTTGTGGATCGGCATAATCGCCAAGCCTACCAAGAAAGTTCTGGGGCTGATCCTTGTCCAACATATTCTTACCAACCATCAAGCCCGTCATACGACCAGCTTTGATCTGCGGAACCAGATCTTTGAGCTTATAGCGAAATCCGGTACGGTCGCAAAATCCAAAAGCATATTTGCCTTTGGCGTACTTGGCCATCAGCTATATCCCCCAGGTACAAAATGCACCGAAGCACGATCACGATCCTCAGATTGTGCCAGATCCCACTGAAACTCGTATTCAGCTTTAAGTTCTGGGGAT